GCGGGGCTGTCGTACTTGCAGTGGATGGCACTCACCGACACCGAACGGGCCGACCTGAGATGGCGGGTGAGGATGTGAGCCGGTCGTGGCTGATTGGTCAGCCGCACCAGTGGCGGATGTTCTGTGACATCTGCTTCAAGCATGACGCCCGCACGTTTCCGCAGGCTCCGGACCTTGGCATCTTCCACACAGAGGGTTGGTTTATCGGCTCCAAAGTCGATGCCTGCCCAGACTGCCTAGCTATCGGCAAACGCCCAAATGACTCGCCCCACAAGCTATACGGAGATGCAGCATGAACACCAACCCTGACCCGCACCCGGTCCTCACGTCGAAGCTCGCGGCGTTGCGTTCCAGCGACCCGGAACTGTACCTGATGATCACCGGACGCGACCCACTCACCGACCAACCCGTCACGAAAGGAACACCATGAGTAACCCGCACCTGAAAAACGCCGAGACCCTGCAAGCCTGGGTCAACGAGTGGCAGTCCCGCGAGGGGGACACCGACGCCACCCAGCTAGCCAACGCCTTCATGGCACAGGCAGAGGCCACCCTCGCACTCGCGTATGAGCAGCACGTCGCCAACCTGATGACCTTCCGTGAGATTCAGTACGCGGCCGAACAGCGCGGCTGGCCCATCGGGCAAACCATGGATAAAGGGGTGCATGCCATCGACCTGCAAATCCTCTCCAGCTTAGGGCTCCAGTCGCAACAACCCGGCACGAAAGGCACAGTATGAGCACGGAGAGAGATGAACTGGCGGGGGTTGTCTCCGCTGCTGTTGGCGGGTGGAACCAGAACACCCGAGCCATTACCGACGTGGCCGACGCGATTCTTGCGGCCGGATATCGGAAGCCGCCGACGATCGATAATGACAAGCTGATCATCAAGGACGGCCTGCTTTTGCTTGATGTCGGAGATTGCACCTGTACGCCATACGGGAGTAGCCACGAGTACCACTGTGGGCTTGAGTACCTGAACGACTTGACCAAGCCGCTTGAACGGGCCGGGTACACGCGGAACCGCACGGTCAGCACGGTTGAGGAACTGGGAGCGCTGCCTGTGGGGAGTGTCGTGCTGGACCGTGACGGCGACATGTCCCGTCGATTCTCTGGAGGATGGCGAACCGTTGTCACCGAGCCACATATTGACCCGTGGCTGACTGTCCCGCTAGAGGATGTGGAGCTCCCCGCGACGGTTCTGCATTCCCCGGTGGTGGCAGGGTGACCGCCGGCGAAGCATCGAAGCGGTGTGGTCACTGTGGGCAACCCATACACCAGCGTGACGATGGAGTGTGGGCGCACGCGTTAGATGGCCGGCTGTTCTGCTGGGACACGGACGACTACACGGACGCCGACTACGCAGAACCGAGGGAGACGAATTGACCGCCGCCGAGATCAGGGGGCGGTTGGAAGCCGCGACACCATCAGAGCTAGAGCTTGCCTCAACTGAACCGAGCATGAGTGGCCAGCACTTCACGATAAGGCGTAAAGGCGTGGCTGGCATTCGGGTAAGTGGGCACGAGTACGGGCATGACGGAGCGTACACGGACCTGCTGGTTCACGCACCCACGGGCATAGCCCGCCTCCTGTCTGCCCTCGACGCCGTGGAAGCGCTGGCAAACGAGTGGGAAACCACGGCAGGCCCCGAATCCAAGGCCGCGGCTGTCTATGGCCCACAAAAGGTGAGTGTGGAGTTCGCTGTCGCCAATATCCGCGCCGCTATCAGCACAGCCCTGGAGGGGAAAGCATGAGCGTCTACGTTGACAACGCATTCATCAAGGCCAGTGTGAAGTCGGGCCCGCTAACGCACGAGTCCCGCTGGTGCCACATGACCGCCGATACCAGCGAGGAACTCATGGCCATGGCGCTCCGGATCGGGCTCAAGCCGAAGTACATCCAGTACCCCGGAACGTGGAAAGAGCACTTCGACGTGACCGAGCCCAAGCGCAAGCAGGCAATCGCGGCTGGGGCCATCGAAGTGTCAGCCAGGGAACGCATCATGCAGATGGGCATGAAGCGGATGGAGGAATCATGAACACGAGGATCGAAGCCGCCGCGAAGGCGATCAACGACAGCTACGGGTTTCGCTGGATGTTTCTGCCGTGGGACCAGCTTGTGAAGTCGAAGGACAAAGCCAACCAGAACCGCGTGGAGCTTGACCGCGGGTACGCGACTTCCGCCTTGGCAGCCGCTGATGCTCACGACGCCGCGCAGGGCATCCACCGGGTACGACTGGACCCCAATGTGATCTTCGGGGCCATCTACGGCGCAACAGACCAGCCGGAATGGGCTGTAGGCGAAGTGGTAGACGCCGTCATCTCCGCACTCAAGGAATAACCCACGGGCGAAGGAGCCCCACATGTGTGACAACTGTAAGCAAGCCGTGTACGAGCTCGAACTCCAATGGGGCCGCGGGGTACTCGACGTCGGCGAACTGAAACGAATACTCAACCGAGAGGAACTCAATGAGCCAAACATCACAACCACCACGGCGTGACCTATACCTAATCGAACAAGAAACCCAAGCCGCCACCGAGCGGCTTTTTTCATCAGCGGACAAGGACGAGGAATCATGACGCTGCACATATACGAAGAGCTTGAGCAGGGATCGCCCGAGTGGCTGGCTGCACGGTGCGGGATCGTCACGGCCAGCATCGTCAACGAACTCGTCACCGCGAAGACGCTGAAGGTCGCCGCGAACGACACCAGCCGAGGACGCACGACGCTGCTCGTCGGTGAGCGCATAACCGGCCGCACAGAGCTCGTCTACCCATCAAGGGACATGGAACGTGGCACCTACGAGGAACCCTTCGCACGGGAGGCGTACAGCGAGCACTACGCACCGGCTACCGAGATCGGCTTCATGGTCCGCGACGACTGGGGATTCAAGATCGGCTACTCCCCCGATGGCTTGGTTGGCGACGACGGCCTGATCGAAATTAAGTCCCGCGCACCAAAGAAGCACATCGCCACGATCCTGGCCGATGAAGTACCCGCCGAGAACATGGCGCAACTGCAAACCGGGCTGCTCGTGTCCGGGCGCGAATGGATTGACTACGTGAGCTTTTGTGGCGGGATGCCGTTGTTCGTCAAGCGCGTATACCCAGACATCGCGTGGCAAACCGCCATCGGTGAAGCGGTGAGGGCGCTCGAAGCCACCGCCGCCGAAATGATCGCCGCCTACAACCTCGCCGTCAAGGATATGCCACCCACCGAACGACCACCCGCCTACGACGAAATGGACATGGTGATTTAGCTATGGATCTCTCAGAGTCAATAGTTCCGCGGTCTGACCAACTAAACAGCGACGACCTAATCGCGGGCCCAGTCACGGTAACCATCACAGAGGTCAAGGCGGGCAACGCTGAACAGCCAGTCGAAGTCCACCTTGCCGAGTTCCCCGGACGCCCATACAAGCCTTCCAAGAGCATGCGCAGGGTACTTGTGCAGGCATGGGGAGCCGAGGCGAACACCTACACCGGACGGCGCCTTGAACTGTTCCGCAACCCTGAAATCAAATTCGGTGGCGTCGTCGTCGGAGGCATCGAGATCTCCAAAATGAGCCACATCCCCAAGCGCTTCACAGCCTCACTGATGGTCACCAGGGGCAAGCGCAAAGCACACCACGTTGACCCGATGCCTGACGTGGCCCCAAAACCAACCAAGGCCGCAGACACCATCCCGGACAAGGTGAAGGCTGACACCGACAAGGCGCTCGCTGAGGGCACCATCGACGGCTACCTCGAATACCTGGCCGCGAACGACGCACCCGCACACATCATCAACTACGTCACCGAAAGGATGCCAGCATGAGCGACAGAGGAACGATCGGTGTATCCATCAACGCCGGCCACATCGAAGCGACCGGGCACAGCAACGGCGGAACCCACCAAATCCGCATGGGCGACGGCGGGTGCTTCATCCACATCAAACCCGAGATGGCGCGGCAATGGATCCAGACACTCACACCGATCGCGGAGGAAAACTAAACATGGCTGACATCATTTTCACCGGAAACCTCGGTGCCAATTCGGAACTCAAATACACCAAGGGCGGCTCACCTGTCCTGTCATTCCGCGCTGCCGATTCCAAGTCCACAAAAGACGACAGCGGCAACTGGCAGAAAGTCAGCGAGCAGTGGTTCAACGTCGAGATCTGGGGCTCCATGGCTGAGTTCCTGGCTGACAAGCTGCTTACGGGCGTGCGGGTCAAGGTATACGGCCAGTTCTACAAGCGCGACTACGAAGGCAAGAATGGCGCGGGTGTGTCCTTGGACGTGAAAGCGTCCGCCGTCGAAGTCCTCACAAGCTACAAGGATCGCGAAAAGATCACCGGCAACAATACTCAAACCTCGCAGCAGTCGGACCCGTGGGCCACTCCCGGAGTCTCCAACTCTGGCGGTTGGGGGTCCGGGCCCGACAACTCACCGCCCTTCTGTGCCTCTGGACTGGGGGTGGATTCGTGATGCCGGCACCCTCCAAGGACGAATCACTCGGCGCGCCTGACAACAGGATCCACTTCGCATCCCCTGGGCCCGAGCGTGCAAACTTCCGCAGCGCAACACCAATGGGATTTGCACGGGCAGTATTCGAGGCGAACCACCGGCCGGCACTGGAAGAGGTCGCGTGATGGCCTCAATCAAACCGATCATTGCCAAGATCCTGATCCAAGTAGGCGCCGACGAGCCCAAGGAAATCGGCACCATCGAGATACCGATTCACGTGTCAGTTCCAAGTACGCTGGCCGGCATAACGTACCCACCCGGCGTGCGTAACGGTCTCGACCTGTGAGCCCCTGCGCCCGAGGCTGCTGCTGGACACCCCACCAGGCATGCGCCCGCCAACGCGCCTGCCCGTGTCACTGGGCCGACAACACACCCCGAAACGAACCCAGGCACAGCGACTCGTCCGCCGTCCGCAGACCCACCGAAGACCAAGCCATCCGGAATGTTGAAAGAGAAAGGAAGAGGAAGTGAGATACCAGCATGGCAAGTCCAGTGACTATCTGGCCCGTCTTGAGCATCAGCGCAAGATCGCGGAAGCCGAACTGGCGCATAAGGAACGCGAGTTGCAAGCCATCAGAGACGCCGAGTACGCCCTCGCCAGGATCAACCACAAGCGCCGCGTCGTGGCCGACCAGATAGCCGACGTAACCGCCAAGCCGCGACCACTTCCCCCGCCCATCCACGGCGGGCGCAAAGGACTCCTGGAAGCAACCAAGGAGGCCAACGAATGGATGCGGAACAAGAAGCGCCAAGCAGCATAACGAAAGGAGGCTCTAGTGGCCTGGTTTAAAGTCGATGACGGGTTCCATGCGTCAAGGAAGCTGCTGAAGATCGGCAAGCGCGCACGGTTCGCGGCTATCGGCCTATGGACCGTGGCGGGCTCCTGGGCTGCGGATCAACTCACCGATGGGCACATTCCTGACTACATGCTGAAGGAATGGGGAGCCCCACCCGCGGCGCCCGAATCACTCGTGAATGCTGGGCTTTGGGAGCGTACGCAAGACGGATATATGTTCCGCAACTGGCACGAGTACCAGCCGAGTAAGCAAGACGTAGACGCTGAGCGGGCCGCGAGTAGAGAGCGTATGCGCGACTTGCGGGCAAGACGTAAACAGCCAAAACCGCCAGAACAAGCGGAAGTAGGGGATATGTTCGGGCGAACGGTCCCGAACGGTTCGGAAAGTGTTCGTAACCCCGACCCGACCCATCCCGACCCGACCCGACCCGACCCTAATAAAGAAGAAGAGGCTGGCGCCTCTTCTTTGCCGCGCAAGCGCGCCACACGACTCAGCGAAGACTTCACCGTGACACCGGAAATGAGGCTCTGGGCATCCACCAAAGCACCGGACGCGGACCTCATTACCGAGACGGAGAAGTTCATCAATTACTGGGTAGCGAAGTCCGGCAAAGACGCAACCAAACTCGACTGGGCTGCGACATGGCGCAACTGGATCCTCAACGCGAAAACCAGCCGGACAAGACCCGACCATTCAGCCCGCGGACTCGCTAAAGGCATGGCGATGCTCCAGGCGTACGACGCGCAACAAGACGCACTAGCACTGGAGGCATAAATGAGCCTCGAAATCATCGAACTCACGGAGGAAAGCAATGAGCGAAAACGACTCAGTCCACGCATTCAGGGCCGCGCTAGTGAGTGCTGCGGACGCACTAGCGAAGTGCCCACCAATGACTCAAAGCAGCTACGTTGCCACGCTGCGGCTCTACGCAGCCGAACCGTGGCGACTCGTGATTGACCTTCTAGTGGAAGCCGACCAGCCATGAGCCTGTACTACGAAGACGAAACCATCACGCTCCTACATGGTGACGCGCTCGAACAAGTCCGCACCCTACCACGTGGGTCGGTGGACTGCATTGTCACCAGCCCGCCATACTACGGCCTCCGCGACTACGGAACCGAAGGCCAATACGGACTAGAGGAATCCCCAGCAGCCTACGTCGAAACCATGCGAGCGCTCTTCGGAGAACTCCGCCGCGTGTTGGCTGGCGACGGAACGCTCTGGCTGAACATCGGTGACTCATACAGCGGAAGCGCGAACAGTGGCGGTCAGAGCCCCAAAAGGGTTGATTCTAGGGGGGTGACTTCGGGAGAGTCATTCCGCATTTCCGGTCTGCCATCCAAGGGCAAGGGTATTGCTCCGAAGAACCTGCTAGGCATCCCATGGCGTGTTGCTTTTGCGCTTCAGGATGACGGGTGGACACTCCGAAACTCGATCATTTGGCATAAACCCAACGCGATGCCTGAATCAGTCACGGACAGGCTCAGCACGCGCCACGAAAACCTGTTCATGTTCTCCAAGTCGCAACACTACTGGTTCGACCTCGACCCAATTAGGACAGAGCATGCAGAGTCTACTGTCGCAGCCGTATCGCGGGCACGCATCCCGTATGCTGCACCAGGTCAGCGCCCTAACGCGAAAACACGGGGAATGAATGACGGTGGGGCGAACCCCGGTGACGTCTGGAGCATCAACACCCAACCATTCCCAGGCGCCCACTTCGCAGTCTTCCCACGGGAGCTTGCCCGCCGCGCTATCGTCGCCGGCTGCAAACCTGACGGGACAGTTCTGGACCCATTCAGTGGATCAGGGACAACGGGGCTCGTGGCGCAGCAGAACGGCCGCAAATACATCGGCGTCGACCTCAATGCGGACTACTTGAAGCTAAGCCTTGAAACGCGGCTACAGAATGCCGTTCTGGACTTTGGGGGTGTTGCGTAAATGGACCACAAACAAACAATCGCGATGCTCACATGGATCAACCAGGTAGACCCGCGAGTGATGCTCAACGAGGCGAACGTCGAAGTCTGGGCGTACGCGATGAGCGCCATCCCGAGCGACATCGCCAAGCAAGCCGTTCTGGAGCACTACAAGGCGCACGAGAACATCGCTGCATCACCCGGTGCGATTAGCAAGCGGGCAGCAAACATCCGCACCAGTCGGGAAGCCAAGCAGAAAGCTCTGGAACCGCCGCAGAAGCCATTCAAGCATCCGATGTCCTGGCGCGCCCGGAACCCTGAAGAGTGGGACCGGCTCATGGAGCAAGGACGCCTGGAACGCCAAGCCGACCTGCGAGCAAGGGGCCGGATATGAAAGCCCGTATCGAAGCAGCAATCAAACTGCTCTACCCCGACGAGATGACACCCACCGCGAGGAACGTCCTACTGCGCATCCTCGAAGAAGAAACCGAAGCCGTCCCAACCGGGGCGGCTTCTGACGTGAGAGGGACGAAATGAGCGAGCACGTCAGTATCGAGAAAACAATGCACCACGACTGGTTTGTTGGCTGGTGTGACGTATGCACAACCGGCATCGGCGGTGGAAAATTGGCCGTCGATAACTGGGTCTACTTTCACCTAACCGTGCGCCACCCCGAAGATGCCGCTCCCCACCCCAAGGCCACCCCGTGAGCGCGTCAGAAGACCGATGCCTTACATGGCGCGGCAAGCCTGAGCATTACCAAGAACAGGCTGCGATAGCGGCAGTCGAATCCGGGCTATCGATCATGCCTTGGTGCTGGATCGAAACAGACTGCGGCGATGCGCTGTGCATGGAACCAGGCCACATGATTATCCGACGCCCACAGCGGCTGGAATACCCATATGGCCTATGCATCTACTGCGGGGAGCCCGGATGGACCAAGGACCACCTTCTGCCAGTAGGGATAACTGGCGTTGCGCTAAGGAAGCATGTCCTGACGGTCCCAGCGTGCGGTGAGTGCAACTCTCTAATCGGTGACACCTACGCAACGTCTATCACTGAGAGGCGAAGCATTGCCAAGAACGGTCTGCGGAAAAAGCACTGGCGGAAGATATCGAGCCACGAATACTCCGAGGAAGAGATTGCCGAGTTCGGTCCAGGACTCAGGCCAACCATCATCCGCGCAAAGCAGGACCGAGCAGCGATACTGGTGCGTCTCGCATTCCCTGACGACTCAACCTACGACCTGCGCTACCTCGGCAAATCGGGCATTGATGACCCATATGCGCTGGGACTGATCAGGTCAGGTGCAGCATGAGCGCTGGAGTGCCGGGAGGGGCAAACGGGGCCGCGAGAGGGCCGCTCAGGACGTTGCGAATATCAATCCCAGCCCCAGCCCCGTTCATCAACTCAAACGGACGACTGCACCGCCACAAGCAAGCCGAGCAGACTCGGGCATGGCGGGCTGCTGGGAGGCTCGCATCAGCAGGCACCCCCCAGTTCGCCGGCCACGTACACATCCTGGCCTACATCAACAAACCGAAGATCGGCGGGCGCTGGGACCCCAACAACTGGTCAGGCACAACCAAAGCGATCGTTGACGGGCTCGTGGATTCCGGCACCCTCGTCGATGACAGCAACCGCTACGTCACAGGCCCAGACCACCGCGTAGGCACCAAAGGCCCAGACGAAATCATCCTCGAAATCATCGAACTCACGGAGGAAGCATGAGCCTGCCAACGATACGCAGATGGTGGGTTGGGCACTGGCAGGTTCTCGGATGCCCGTGTAGACAACCGGCCGGTGAGCACGGCTACCCCAATCACGCGGAAGCCATCGAACACATCAGTCATGTCTACGCGACGAACTGGTTCGCAAGATTGGACGCCGCACGACGTCACGACCAGCGCCTCTGGAAGCGACTCGTACTGGGTTCAACGAGTGCTGGAAAGTCATTCATTAGGGAGACGAAGTGAGCCTAACTGACCACATCCACCAGCTTTGTCGGGAGCACCTGAAGACCGGACCGGACGGGAAAGCCCACAAAGTGCCGGCGCTCCTGGATGATCTCAGGACAGCCGTCACGCCGGGGAACTCAATGTCAGGGGGTGGTGCTAGTGGTCCGCCGATACCAATCAACGCGGAAGCCGTCGACCTGCTGCACGAGATTGAAGTGGGCATCAAGTCCGACTACCACGAAATGACAGGCGTCCACTGGACCAAAGACGGACGCGCACTCCTGCAATGGGTAACCAACCTGGACCTCACCCCGGAATGGGACAACTACCTGACGCACGTAACGTCCGACTGGATCGACCGCATCAACAACATGCTCTGGCCCGTCAAGCCAAGACGCAAGCTCACCGGGAAAACCTGCCCATCATGTGGTCAGGCGTACTACGGCGAAGAACGCAAGGTGGCGCTATCCCTCGGGTGCTGGGATGTGGACGGTAACCTCGCCAAGATAGGTGAATGGGACATCGCATGTGCCGGATGTGATGCAGGGTGGTCCGGGGACCAAGTGTCATGGTTGCTCAAAGCGTTAGACACGCCGGAGAAGGAATTAACACAAGCCGGTTAAGTCATGGTAGGTTTAGTTACGTCTCTGGATAACTGTCTAGAGAATCAGCCGCTCTCATCGCAGGGCGGTTTTTTTGTACCCAAAAGCTGCGAGGAAAGCGGACGAGACCCCGCCCATGTAAGCAGCTCGGGCTGAATGGTTGGTGACGAACCCCCATAGTCGCTGCGTGTTCGATTCACGCCAGCCCACAGAGCACCAAAGGCGCCGGACAACTACAGGAAACGCGGCCGACCGAGTAAGCGCTCACCTTTGTACCCCGTGACCGGAAAACGGAGCGGGAGAAACGCGCCCAAGCCGGTAAACCTGTAGACCGGACGCAAGCGCAGACTTTCAAGGGGAGGCAAGTCGTGGATGGACAGACGTGCGATAGGCATCCGAGTGCGCAGGCTAAAGCGCGTGTACTGTTCCCCAATCTGTGCTTTCTCTACATGTGCCAGCACTGCGTAGATACCCGCCTTCGTGATTACAAAGGCGAATACCACGTGGCGTACCAGACGGTAGAGGTCAGCGCATGAGGCTGTACGACGCAGTATGCGCAGTGCTCGAAGCATGGGCCGAACGGATCAAAGCCGACACGCTCGAGGCTGAGATGGAAGCGCTGGATTGGGCGGAAGACCTTGGCGAGGGCTAAGCGCATATGCGCCAAGCCTGACTGCCCATCCCCCGCATCCGGCCGCTACTGCACCACACACAACCGCGAGTACGAAGCCAAGCGCGGCAACAGCAACCAACGTGGATATGGTGCGAATCATCAAGCCTTACGTCGTGCGTTCATCCCCGAGATACTGGCCGGCACCATGGCGTGCTGGCGATGCGGTGAGTTGATCAAGCCCGACGAGCCATTTGACCTTGGTCATGATGACGAAGACCGCACCATCTATCGCGGTCCTGAGCATGTCTCATGCAACCGATCGTCCGCAGGCAAGCGCGCTCACCAATAACTGAAAACAAAAGAATCCGGGCCTAATTACCCCGGACAGAGAAGCCCGGAGTCCTTAGCTCTGGGCTTCTCGCATTCCTAAGGAGAATGTCAATGGGAACATCTATCCACATTCAGCAGCGGATCACCGAGCGCATGGACGTGAGCGACACCGGATATAAGACGCCATGCTGGATTAGTAACCGGGCCGCTCAATCGAACGGCTACACCAAGATGGGCGTGCAGGGTAGAACACACCTGACGCACAGGCTGGCTTACGAAGCGTGGCATGGAGCTATCCCCGATGGGATGGTCATCGACCACTTGTGCCGAGTGCGTCAGTGCTGCAACCCAGACCATCTCGAACCAGTAACCACCCGAGAGAACTTGCTACGAGGCGAGACTAAGACGGCAATGGAAGCGGCGCAGACCCACTGCCATCGGGGTCATGAGTTCACTGTGGACAACACATACATGAGGCCCGATAGGCATGGTCGAGTGTGCCGAAGGTGTAGAGACGACGCGACAAGGCTTCGACGAGCACACCAACAAGCCGACCCGAGACCGACCCCCTAGACCCCCACCGGGGACCACCAAAAGGGACCCGCCAAAAGACCGCCGGTGAGGGCGCTCGGTTGCGCGGGGGGTTCAGACATTCCGGGTTGCGGCGCGATGCCGTGGCTCGTCCAACTAGGCGCGATGCCACGGAGGTTCTGTTATGGATGTTGCAGCGAAGGTCATTGTGACTAAGGCGATAGCTTCGGGTTTCTCGAAGAATCCGTCTCATGTCCGCGAGTGTATGGCTCGGGCTGAGGTCGCGATGAATGAGATTGCGGCTGAGCGTGGCCGGCGCATTTCCCATGTGCCCAAGCTTATTGACACTTCGGCCAGCGCTTTGGGTACGGATCTTGTGGAGCTTACGTTTCAGGCTGCAACGAGGTCAGTGTGACTCGCGGCGGGTCCAGGAACCGTAGCGGCCCTCAGAAGGATCCAAACTCGTTGACTTCCGCGGCTCAGGGTGTTGTTTTCCATGCTCTGCCGGCCGATGGTTTCCAGGGCGACATCCCAGACTTTCCTTTGCCGAATGAAATCGAGCGTGAGTCTGAGGTTTGGGGTCAGTTGTGGCGGACTCCGCAGGCTGCTGCTTGGAGTGTTGAGCCGTGGCGGTGGCGTGTTGTTGCCATGTACGTGCGGTGGTCAGTTCGGATGGAAGATGCTGAGGCTAACGCTGCGTTGGTTTCGCAGGTTATCCGCCTTGGTGATCAGATTGGCATGACGCCGGCTGGGCTCAAGGAGAACGGCTGGCAGATCGCGAAGTCCGAGTCGGAGCAGAAGGCTACTGGGACTGCCGGTAAGCCGCGGAGTTCGTCACGTGCCCGTCTAAAGGTTGTGGGGAATGACGGATGATTTCAGTATTTCCTTTGATCCAGGGCAGACTCTAGGCTTCCTCGGCGCGGATTGGATTGAGCAGCATTGTTCAGTGCCGGACGGCTATGACAAGGGTCGCCCGTTCGTCCCGTCTGACTGGCAGTTGCAGATCGTCGCGAACCATTACCGCGTGAAGCGTGATGCGAAGTGGGTTCCGGCGCGTCCGATCTTGGCGCCGGCGTTCACATATCGCCGTTCGCAGGTTGTGGCGCCGCAGAAGACGGGCAAGGGGCCTCTGGCTGCTGCTGTGACGTGCCTTGAAGCTGTTGGGCCCATCGTCTTTGGCGGATGGGCTGATGGTGGCGAGGTTTATGACTGCCGGGATCACCGCTGCGGGTGTGGGTTCGAGTATGAGTATGAACCTGGCGATGCGATGGGGATTCCGCGTAAGACTTCGCTGATTCAGTTGGTGGCGACGTCTGAGGAACAGGTCGATAACGTTTACCGCCCGTTGCAGGCGATGGTCCGTTCGGGCCCGTTGGACGAGATCATGAAGACGGGCGAGCAGTTCGTTCGGCTCCCGGAGAACGGCAAGATTGAGGCTGTTACGAGCTCGGCCATGTCCCGGCTTGGTAACCCGATCAACTTCGCGAACTTTGACGAGTCGGGCATTTACACAGTGCAGAACAAGATGGTCCGTGTTGCTCAGACGATGCGGCGTGGTCTGGCTGGTATGGGTGGCCGTTCGATTGAGTGGACGAACCCTTGGGACCCTGCTGAGAACTCGACGGCGCAGCAAACCTACGAGTCAAAGTCCACCGATATCTACCGGTTCTATCGCAAGCCGCCGGCTGACCTTAGCTACAAGAACAAGGTTGAGCGGCACAAGATCCACAAGTTCGTGTATGCGGGCTCGCCGTGGGTTGATCTCAACGCGATTGAGGCTGAGGCTGCCGAGTTGATGGAAACGGATCCGGCGCAGGCTGAGAGGTTCTACGGTAACCGGATCGTTCACGGTCTTGGTGCGTGGCTGAAGGACGGGTTGTGGGATGGCGCTTACGCAGGAAATGTCATGGCTGCCCAACCCTGATGACGGCACCGACGTCTGCCTCGGCTTTGACGGTTCGGAATCGGATGACTTCACTGCGATTCAGGCTGAGACGTTGGGTGGGTTCACGTTCACTCCGCGTTATGGCCCGGATCAGCGTCCGACCATCTGGAACCCTGCGGAGTGGGGCGGGCAGATTCCTCGTGGCGAGGTTCATGCCGCCGTGGATGAGCTCATGGAGCGCTACACGGTGGAGCGGATGTATTGCGACCCGCATGACTGGTATTCGGAGATTGGTGATTGGGCGTTGAAGTACGGCGACAATCACGTTTTCGAGTGGCCCACGAACCAGGTATCTCGAATGTTTCCGGAGATTCGCCGGTTCGAGGTTGACCTTGCGCAGGGCCGCATCAGTCATGATGGCTGCCCCGTCGTGACGATCCATGCGGCGAATGCCAAGAAGATCGCCAAGCCGGGGCAAAAGTACGTCCTTGGTAAGCCCGCTAATCATCAGAAGATCGACGCCATCATGGCTCGGATCCTTGCCCATACTGCCGCAGCTGATGCCCATGAGGCTGGCTGGGGCGAGGTTGTTGACACTCGCGTTTTCGTCTTTAGATAAAGGGGGCCTCAATGGCTTTGTCGCCGGAGACTTCCGCCTCCTTTGACTCACTGGTGAAGCTCGCCGCCAATTTCACGGCTGCTGACGAACTAAACTCGGCGTACTACGAGGGTTCGCAGCGTCTGGAGCATATCGGTCTGGCTGTTCCGCCTGAGCTGCGCCGGTTTGAGACGGTTGTGAACTGGAACCGCGTGGCCGTCGACTCGATCGAGCAGCGGCTAAAGGTGAAGTCCTTTATTCTGCCGGACGAAACCGCTGCCGCGACTGTCCTGCGTGAGCACTGGGACGCGAATAACCTCGATTCAGAGGCGGCGCTACTCCACAAGGACACGCTGATCTACGGTCGCGGGTTCGTGTGCGTCGGGACTAACCCGGATGACGCCGAGCACCCGCTTATTACAGTTGAGTCACCCCGCGAACTCACGGTGACAGTGGATCCCAGGACGCGCCGGGTTGCTTCGGCGTTGCGCCTCTATGGTGGCACTACTGAATCCCCGAATCCGACGCTGGCGACGCTTTATCTGCCGAATGAGACGATCTGGCTTGAGAAGGGATCTGACGGTTGGGTTGAGTCCGACAAGGATCCGCACAATCTGGGCCGTGTGCCGATTGTGATGTTCCTGAACCGTCGCCGCACCGGGCTTTGGACTGGCGTTTCGGAGATGAAGGACGTTATTCCCCTGGTGGATTCAGCGGCCCGAGCATTGACTAGCTTGCAGCTTGCCCTTGAAACAGTGGCTGCCCCTAAGCGTGCCGTGCTGGGTGCTTCCAAGGGTGATTTCGTGGACTCCACAGGCAAGCCACTCCCGGTTTGGGAGGCGTACCTAGGCGCATTGTGGGCAACAGGTAACAAGGATGCCAAGGTTGTGCAGTTGGATGGGGCTGACCTGTCGAACTTCCACAACACGATCGACCACTACGCCAAGCTGGTTGCCTCGGTCACAGGGCTCCCGACGCGCTATCTTGGGCAGACTTCGGTCAATCCGGCCGCTGAGGGTGCCATCCGTGCTGATGAGTCGCGCTTGGTCTTGAATGTTGAGGGTAAGGCGTCGAACTTCGGTGACGGCTGGGCGTGGGTCCAGGGTATCGCTGAGCGCTTCCGTACTGGGAGTTGGTTGGCGGCCAACCGGATCAAGACCGAGTTCTTCGACGCTGGCACCCCGACGTTCGCGCAGAAGTCCGACGCACTCACGAAACTGCACGGTGGCGGTCCGATCCTTTCCCGCGAGGGTACTTGGGATGAGCTCGGCTGGTCCGAGGCTCGCAAGGACAAGGAGCGGGCTTACTTCGCGGCCGAGATGAACGACCCGTACATTGCCATGCTGAACGCTAAGGATGCCAATGCTACAGACGTTACCGGCAGCGGCGCTTAGGTATTCGAGGGCTCAGAGGCTTGAGATTCAGGCCGCCCTCGCTGCGGTGGGCCGGTTATGGTCCGGGATGTCGGCGGATTTTGACGCCTCTTACGCCCGAATTGAACCGGCCCTGCTGACCGTGGTGTTCGCGGCTCAGGAGCGCGTTGCTGATGGTTCGCTCGCCTATGTCCCGGAGGTTCTTGGTGATGCGGCCAGCGAGCCTGAGTATGCTTCCCGCGGCTCGCGGTTTGTCGGGGTCGCCGGCGACGGGATGCCGGTTGCCTCACTCATGTACGGGGCAGTTGTTCAAGCGAAGGTAGCGGTTGCGGCAGGCATGAGTCCGGCGGCCGCGTTGGAGCGCTCAAGAAAGGCGCTATCTGTTCGCTCGGCGACAGTCCTGTCGGACACGGGACGCTCTGCTGAGAAGGTTTCTGGCGGTGCTCACCGCGTGAAGACGTGGACGCGGATGCTGAACCCGCCGTCGTGCGGCCGCTGCGTGATCCTGGCTGGCAAGACTTCCTACCAGTCAGAAGCGTTTGACCGTCACCCTGGCTGCGACTGCCGCAATGTGCCATCCACTGAGGATACGGGCGAGGATTCCCGCACGGATCCACACGCCTATCTGTCGGAACTCTCAAGCGCCGAGCAGGACCGAGTATTGGGATCCAAGGCGAACGGGCAAGCCTTCCGCGACGGAGCCGACATGAACCAGCTAATCAACGCCTACCGCAAGACGGGCGCTGTCCGGCCGGCGCAGATCCACGGCGTCAACATCAAGTACACCCGCGAGGGCACAACCCGGCGCGGGCACGCCTACTGGCAGATGTCGCAGGCGCAGTACATCAAGGAACAAGGCGTATTCCGAGATGGGTCGAAGTACAACCGGCTGAAGTCGCCGCGCCTAATGCCTGAATCCATTTACGCCATTGCCAAAGATCAGGCGGACGCTAAGCGGCTCCTGAAACTGTACGGCTGGATCGTCTAGCCGTACCCAACCATTCTCCCCCATGCGCGAGGCTTCGGGGGTTTTTCCATCCGCGACGGAGGACAAACTATGTCGGAACAATCAACCGCAGAGGCCGCTATCGAACCGGCAGCGACCGAAGCCCAGGAATCAGCCGAGCAGTTGGGTGAAAACGGCGTGAAAGCACTGCAAGCGGAGCGCGAGGCTCGCAAGGCAGCAGACAAGGCCGTTGCTGAACTGACCGCGAAGCTTCAGGGGTTCGAGGACGCGAAACTCTCGGATATCGAGCGGGCGAACAAGGCCGCAGCCGATGCTGCCGCTGAACTCGCAACACTCCGAACTGAGAACGCAAGGAAGCAGGTAGCCCTTGACAAGGGACTGCCAGTGGACCTCATCGACTTCCTGACCGGCGACAACGCCGAGGAAATGGCCGCGAAGGCTGACATCCTCTTGGCACGGTTGAACACCCCCGGCACCCCGAAGCCTGACCCGTCCCAAGGGGCGACAAGTCAAGCGCACGCACTCAACGGCGACCCGCTGTTGGATGCGTTGAAAAACAGTCTCGGCATCCGCTAAGCGGAGCCCACTTCCTTTAGGAGAACGTTATGGCGATCACCGCCGCAACCAAGCTCTCGGACTTCTCCGGTTTCCTGAACCGGGAGCAGTCCGCGGCTATTTTCGAGCAGGCCGCGAAGGTTTCCGTGGTCCAGCAGCTCGCGCCTCGTGTGCCCCTCGGCATCAATGGCCAGTCCATTCCCGTTGTCACCGGCAAAGTGCAGGCCGGATGGGTTGCTGAAGGTGCCACTAAGCCGGCATCCAGTGGCACGATGGCGCTCAAGACCATGGACCCGAAGAAGCTCGCCGCTATCGCGGTTGTTTCTGCTGAAGTTCTTCGCGCCAACCCTGGCGGTTACGTGGACCTGATTCGTCCGCAGATCGCGGAAGCGTTCGCTGTCGCGTTCGACGCCGCTGCCATGTACGGCACGTCTTCGCCGTTCACCACGAACCTCGCTACCGGCTCCAGCACTCAGGAGTTCACCGGCACCACGCCGGCCTTCACGGACGTGTATGGCGACCTGAATGCTGGTCTGTCCACCCTCGTGAATGCGGGCAAGCGGCTGACCGGCTTTGCGTTCGATAACCGGTTCGAGCCTGTCTTGAACGGCGCCAAGGACACGGCCAACCGTCCGCTGTTCGTCGAGTCCCCGTTCACGGAGACCGCAGGCCCCGTCCGCTCGGGCCGCCTGCTGGGCCGTCCCACGTTTATTGGGGATGGCGTCTACAACGCAGCCACGAAGACCTACGGTTTCGGCGGCGACTGGACCCAGGCTGCATGGGGTGCTGTTGGTGACATCTCGTACAAGGTATCCACCGAGGCAACCGTCACGATCAACGGCGCTCTCGTGTCGCTGTTCGAGAACAACCTCGTTGCGATCCTGGCTGAAGCTGAATACGGCTGGCTCGTGAACGACCCTGCCAGCTTCGTCCGCTACACCAACAACGCCTAGGAGTAAGTGATGGCGATCAAGAAGGCGACGACAACTGATGACCTGAAGCAACCGGCCGATCCGGTAGATGAGGGTTACACCGTCCTGACTGGCCCTTCCGGGCATGACTCCACGGTGCCTGACAGCATCGTTGAGATCCTGCTGGATTCCGGCTACAAGCGCAAGTAAGGGGATGGTGCGGTTATGGCTTACACAACTGTGAATGATGTTGAGGTTCGCGGTAACCGCACCTTCACCGCTGGCGAGTCGGCTCAGGTTTCGGTCTGGATCGATGACCTGGAGGCGGACATTCTGGAGCGTATTCCGCTGCTGAGTGATCTTATTGCTGCGGGGCGTCCGACTGTATCGACGATCAAGCGTGTTGTCTCGGGTGCGATTATTCGGAAGTTGGATAACCCGAAGGGCCTCAAGTCCCGAACGGTTGCCATTGACGACTACTCGACGACTGAGGTTTCCGATTCCGCAAACTCGGCCGGCTGGTTGGGTTTGACGGATGATGAGTGGAATCTTCTGCTGCCGGGTGTCTCCGGTGAGGCATTCACGATCACGCCGTATGGTGCCCCGTGAGTGCGGGGGAAGCGCTGCTTGCGGGCCGTATCGCTGCCGAGTCCCTAATGCTGGACACGTGCACGATCCAACGTCCTGGCGCCCCTGTTACGGACCCTGATACGGGGAACGTGACGTCGGGCCTGACTCCGGTCTACAGCGGTAAGTGCAAGGTGCAGTCGAAGGATTCTGCCACGGCTACTCCGGAGGCGGGAGGGGCTGTCTTCACGGTGGTTTCGCGTCAGGTGCATATTCCGGCGAATGCTGCGGATGTGCGTGACGGGGACGTCGTCACCATAACTGCGTCGGCGTTGAACGCTTTCACTGTTGGCAAGCAGTACCGGGTGTCAGGGTACACGCCCGACTCGCTCGAGACTGCTTGCCGATTGCCAGTAAAGGAGAACCTGTGAGTGCAGATACCACAGACCTGGATGGGCTAATGCGAGACCTCAGTAAGATCCCGTCAGCCATGGTCCCAAAACTCAAGGGTGTTGTCGCTAGGTCCGCGGTAAACACCAAGAAGATCATGCGTGCGGATGCTCGCCGGTCGCGGCACTTCAAGCAGTTGGAGCCGGCCATCGGTTACGACATGAAGGTGCACGGGTTCGGCGGTGACGCTGTTATCGAGGCTGAGGTTGGGCCGAGTGGTGGCGGATCTGCCTCCCTTGCCGGCATCGCGTACTTCGGGACGTCTCGCCCTGGTGGTGGGACTGTGCGGAATCCGGAGGATGCGATGTTGGAGGAAGCTCCCAACTTCTACGAGTTCGCATTCAAGGCGACTGAGGGTCTGCTGTGATCAGGGAGCATTACGCCGCGGTCA